TTTTGACCGCCCTCGTATTTTTGTATTTACTAATGAACTACCTAATTTTGCTTTGATGTCTAAAGACCGCTGGAATGTCTGGGTGGTTAAAGATAAGAAACTATGTGCTTGGGAAGAAACTATTTTGGGTGAAGAAAGTGTTTGTAATACTGATGAAGCATTATGATTTTTTTGGCGCTTCGCTGTAACAACGTTAAAAAATCATCTATATATATAAACTTAACTTCCTGGAACTTCTGGAACATTTTATTTGAAACCGCTGTATAGGATAAATGGAAATGAAACTTAACGGGACGTCCTTGTAAGAAACTTACATACCACCCCTTTAAAGTGGGGGTGGTATGAAAACTTAACGGACTAATGTGACTGGTTACTGTGCTGATGTGTTTATGCGTCTTTGAATGCGAATACTCTTTTAATATATTTGAACTCTAACTTAAGATTGTTGGCTCCGGTGCCGTGATGTGGATTGAGTATAATAAGGAATGGACACCATCCGGCGTAAGTAGTGTTTGCCGGTGTAAGACTATCCGTAAACGTGATATTCTTTCCATTAGGATACCAATTCCTTTTAATTTTGAATGGAGCGTATGTAGCAATTTCGTGTGATGATGCGACTCCTGAGACTGTTTGTTGTGTGCCGTATGTGACTGCTGGTCTGACTGCTCTGGTATATGTTTTGTCTGAGAGAACCTTATATTTGCTGAAGGGGATTTCACTGTAGAGATTTGCGACGTCTGACGATAGGGCTTCGATTTGTTGGCAACCTTCCTTACACCAACCGTGTATAACACGTAAGCTGGCGTATACCGGATAGGTTACGTCGGCAAGGGTGGTATGTGCTGCGACAAAGCCGAACTGTAGTTCTATACTTGCTGACTTGGCGCTGATTCGGCGACCGACTCGCTGATTGTATTGTGCACCGGGGTTCACAAAGTTTGTAAAGTTACTGAGAGTAGATGTGCCGTTATTCCAGGTGGCTGGAAACTGCATAGCGACTGGAGGCACTGTAGTGCTCTCGTCTCGTACATATGGACTCATCCAGGTATGGCTTTCGTTTTTGTTTAATACTCCGTGTGTTAATTCGTCATAGATCTGCTTTTGTAATTTTGTCTCTCCGGCATTTATGATTGCTTTTCGCATAGGCATCCTCTTGCGGTATGCTTTGCGACGTCTGCGAGGCTTTCGATTATTATATTTCTTGTTTCGAGGCATTTTGTATATATAAGAGTGAGATATTTTTAAGTATTTTTCTTTTATTTCTATTTAAGAATTATTTTATATTGTATATTATAATGAGTAAAACTGTGACTGGACCAATCTACTGTTGGGATATTACTATTCCTGAGGATAAGACTGATATTACTACCCTTAAGGGTATATGTGGTGATTTGTGTAAAAAGTGGTGTTTTCAATTGGAAAAGGGGGACACTACCGGATACTTACACTTTCAGTGTCGTGTATCCCTTACTACGAAACTCCGTAAGGCTGAGTTTGTTCAAACTAAGCTTGGATGTCTGGGGCACTGCCGACCTACTTCGAAGACTGGTGCTTTGAATGCCAACTTTTATGATTACTGTTCTAAAGAGAAGACTAGGGAAGAAGGACCTTTTAGTGATAAGGATGTAGAGAAGTATAAGACTAAACAACTGGCGATGTTTGAGACTTTTGAATTATATGACTGGCAGAAATCTGTCGTAGATATGTCTACTCAGTTCTGTATGCGTTCTATTGATATTATTTATGATATGGAAGGGAATATTGGTAAAAGTATTTTTGGTGAATGGATGGAGTTTGTGGATCTGGCTGAGGAGATTCCGCCTTACCGTTTGATGGATGATATTTTTGCTTGGGTGTATGGTATGACTAAGAGACCTTGCTATTTTGTTGATTTACCCCGGGGGATGAAGAAAGATAAACTTGCTGACTTCTATTCTGGTATTGAGGTGATTAAGAATGGTGTTGCTTATGATAAGAGATATAGGAGTAAGAAGGACCGTTTTGACCGCCCTCGTATTTTTGTATTTACTAATGAACTACCTAATTTTGCTTTGATGTCTAAAGACCGCTGGAATGTCTGGGTGGTTAAAGATAAGAA